GGTTACCGCGTGTGATCCCGAAAGCACACCGTGCACATATCCGTGATGGAAGTAAATTTCATATACGGTTATGGATTACTTTATTCGGTTTATATCGAGTATTGGAATTCAGCGGTGTGCCTACAATTAAAACAATTGTAACACCTGGAGTGCAAGTTAGTAACTCGTTTTTAGGCGAATTACTTGCATCTATCGATGAGTTTATTAAGTATCATGGTTTAGTTTATCATCAAGGCTTATTTAAAGCCTGGTCGATATTATCTGTTAGTCCTACGTCACCTAAAGTGGCAACGGCTACAGATAATGAAATGCTTAAAGGGAAATTCCCGGCAGGTCACTTATTCACTTTACTTAATACTCTCTATGCTCTTCGGTTCGCCGGAGGGCTCGGGTGGGAAGGATCATTCAAAGGCTTTCTGGTTTATGGTGCCAAATTAGCAAATATAGTAGAAGCTCCGGGTCTAGCACGATTATTTGCTAGCCTGGGCCCTATTACTGCATTTTTAGATAAATGTAACTTGAGTTCCCCTAATATCGGTAAACTTGCTTATAAACAAGAACCGGCGGGAAAACTTCGAGTATTTGCAATGTTGGATCCCTTTTCACAATGGATTCTTAAACCAATTCATAATGGGATTTTCGGTATGTTGCGTCTGATTACACAAGATGCAACATTTAATCAGCGTGAAGCAGTACGTAAATTTACGGAAGATATCCGATCACGTAAAGTGAAGGATATTTACTCGTTTGATTTAACGGCTGCCACTGACCGTCTACCAGTGAACTTACAGACAGTACTAATCTCGTACTTTATCGGTGATCAAGCAGCCTCAGCATGGTTAGCCTTCCTTACTACACGATGGTATGCATTGCCATCCGTGTTTCATAAGGAACGTTTAACTTCGGTTAAACAGCTAGGGGTGTCTACCCCAAACCCATATATACTTACCCGGACTGCCCATGTATCCTCACGGATACCTGGTAAATTTCATGACGCTGCTTTTGAGCAGGTTAGTCATGTCAGATACGCAGCGGGTCAGCCAATGGGTGCCTATTCATCCTGGGCTATGCTTGCTCTCTTTCATCATTTAATAGTATTTATGGCATGGCGAAGATCAGGGTACAAAGGACCATTATTGTACCTGGTATTAGGTGATGACGTTGTTATCGCCAATTCTAATATCGCAGGAAACTATCTCGATATACTTAACGAGATTGGTTCTCCAATTAATCTGACTAAATCTATTGTATCCACAAACGGTTCGTTTGAGTTTGCAAAAAGATTTATTTTCGCTTATGACGACGTTTCACCAATTTCTTGGAAAGAAATGTTCGTGGCTCGTTGGGATATTAATTCCCTTGTTTCATTAGCATCAGAAAATGATGTTAAAATGAGCACCGTATTACTATTTTTGGATCATGGCTATAAAGCTATTTCTAGAATGACCGCTCCGTTAAACGAGATGTCTCGTTCTATGGCGCTAACCCTTTTATGGTTTAGTCGTCCAGGGAACTATCTGTCGAAGATGGATAGTTTCTCGAGATGGATTTATACTTCATCGTTTAATGTTTTCCATACCACTGATTTAGAAATGAAACCTCTAATTAAGTGGGGACAACAATTAGCTATGCAAGTATTGAGATCGTTAAAATCTCCTAGTCATTACTTGT